GGGGGGGGGGGGGGGGGCCCCGCGAGTAAGCGTATTAGGGGGGTATAGGGGTAGCGTATACGCGAACTAGGGATAAAGGGTAGATAGGAAAGGGCAAAGAAAAGCCCCGCAAAGGCGGGGCTTAGAAGCGAAATAAACTAGGCTTACGAGATAGTTATAAAGCCTTTTTTAACAAGCATATTTTTATAGAACGACCAGATTTTAGTAGGCGTTTGTACTGTTACTAATCCTACTTCGTCTAGTTTACTATTTAATCCCGCTTCGTCGCTACCTACTAGCTCCTCTACTGTTAGCGTATAGTTAGGGGCTTTAACTAAAGCTTCTAGTATTTTACCTGCTTGTGCTGGTACTTTACCTTTAGTACTAATTAAAGTAATTACCGCGTCTTTACTATAAGTACGTCCGCTAGGGGCTTTATAGTTAGTATCTATTAAGCTAGTTTTAGTAGTAGTATTTTTATTTACGTTTTTCATTTTTATAGTTTTCCTATTAGCGGTTATATAGTTTAGTTATTAATTAGTACCGCTTTAACTAATTAATAACCTATTCTACTACTAACCGCTTTACTTGTAAATACCCCTTTACTATTTATTTTAACTTTATTTTTGGCTCGTCTCTTGGTCTAAAAGCTACTTACCTTGTTCGTCTCTTCGTCTCTTCTTCTATTCATTGGGGGCGGGCGGGTGGGAGCAAGGGAAGGTGTAGAGTAGAGTAGAGTGAGTGATAGAGTAGAGTAGAGCAAGAGACGATAGAGTTGAGCGAAAGAAAAGGCGACCGAAGTCGCCTTATCGAGGTTAGCTGACAGTAATCAAACCTTCATTAACTAATCTAGCTTTGTAAAACTGCCAGATTTTCTTAGGTGTTTGCACTGTATCTAGACCGACTGCATCTAATGCACTATCTAATCCAGCCTCATCTTTACCGACAAGTTCTTGGACAGACATCGTATGGTCTTTAGCTTTCACTAAAGCCTCGATTATTTTACCAGCCTGAGCAGGCAATTTACCTGTAGGTGTTGCAACCAATGTAATGATTGCGTCGTTGCTATAACTACGACCAGTTGGTGCTTTGTAGTTAGCGTCTATAGTTTTTGTTGTTTTCATAACTTTCTCCTTTCTTGAAAACTGGTAGGNTTTATTACCTAACCATGCATTCATTATACTACTTTACTTTAAGAAAGCAACCATTAGCCGAAACTAATTTACTTTTATTAAACGAGCCTAAGAGTCGTCTCTTCGTCTCTTCGTCTGTTATTCTATTGTTTTCGGGTAAGTGTTCGCGGTCCGCGAGTATTGGAATAGTAGAGTAGAGTAGAGTGTAGAGTAGAGCATTGAGCTCAATCAATCTTTAGCGGAAAACTCTCCCTCAATCACGTTAGACTCGGTTGCTCGCTTGTTGATTAGCTGTTCGAGTCGAGTGAGTATATCGTCCTTTGACATCATGTCGATTTTCGCGGTTAATATCTCGCGTCTATCAATGTAGAGTCCACCTGCTTTGCCTCGATGGACCTCTGCTGTGATGGCAGCGGATATCTGTCCTTGGTCTTTGGCTTCTTCTCGTAGGTCGTGTAGAGTTGACAAGTGGTTCTCCAGAGAAACTGCGTCTCTTTCAGAGGCTGCGATTTCCAAGTCAATGAGGTAGTTTCGTACAACTGGGTTATGATTTAGTAAAACACTGCCTTGTGTCTTAGCACCCTTCCTATCNTTTGTATAACCAGCTTTAATCGCTGCTTCTGTAGCTGTTTGACCTTTCAAATACTCTTTACAAAATAGTTTTTGTTTCGAGTTGAGCGGTTGCCATATCTTACCCTTGTCATCAACAAATGCTTTACCGTCTTCTGTCGGCATTAATGATGTGTATGTTAGTTGTTTCATCTTAGTTCCTCGACTTACCAAATGATATTACAATAATATTATAAAACTAATCTATTTTATAGTTTTCCTCATGCCCTCTAGGTATCTTACCACTCATTTGTAATATACTAATAGAAATCTATTACTTTTGCTATTACTAACAATCCTCTAACCAAGAGCCTTACAGCTCGATTCTATTAGTATATTAGAGATATTAGTAGTTCTTACGATTTATTTTCAAAAACTTTTTTATTTTTCAGAATAACAATACACATAGAATAATAGGGCAATAAAAAACCCCCGAGCCGTAGACAACGGCACGAGGGCAACGGGGGATAATTCTATTTACTACTTAACTCACAACAATCACCTGTATCAACTTTTCTTTGTTTGTCGTGTCTGGTGAGTTGAACAAGATGTCCTTCATGGTGGTCACATCCACCGCTAATCGCAAACACATTATAAATATAGTTGTTATCTTCAAACAAACAAGTGCTTGCAGTATAAGTATAGCTGTTGGCTGGTTTTATAAATCCCTGTTCATTATGGTGAACAAATAAACCGTTTTCCCCGCTTAGTGCATTTGGTTCACTAACTTCTTCCATATCATCTAACAAACACGCTCCGTCTTCAGACAAAGGTATTACTGAATGCCACTCATCTACTCGATGCTTGTCAAACTCAGCTTGTATTTTATTATATATTTCGTTCATATTATTCTCCTTTTTTATAAAACAAACATATAAAACTTTTCAGGGTCTTCTACACTTTCTACGAGTGTAGTGCTGCCTTCCCAGTTTTGTATAATCGGGTCGTTAGATGTTCCACCTGACTGTAGAGTATTCCACCAGATATTTTCATATCCTTGGATTATTTTTCTAACAACATTTTCTTCGTTCTCACAAGTGCAGACATCTAGTCTTTCACCATCACTCGTTTCTATACAAACTCTAATCATAAATTTCTCCTTTCTATTATAGTTTTTATTACTAGGTATATTATAACTAAGAAACAAAGCGAAGTAGCCCATTGTCCCATAATAAAAAACCCCGCCGAAGCGGGGTCAAAGAGCCCATATTATATAAGGAGCATTTATGGAACAAGGCTCTTTATCAAAATTACCACCAGACCTCCATAACGGCACGACGCTCCGAAGCAACGCGGAGCAATCGTTCGAGGTCACATATCTCCTTCCATGTGTACTCTGCATCGTAATACGAATCGGTCAACTGATAGACCACAGTATCGTCTTCGAGCACAATCCCCTCACCTTCGGCATTAGATAACAAATCAGTCATCAAATCACCTAGAGCATCGGCTTGGATTCCTAGCTCATCGCTTGTAACATATGGAGGGTTATCGTTTTCTGATTTATGCCAGATATGGTCTTCTCCCATAAGCTCATCTATCAACGGTTCGTAGACCTTGCCCCTAAAAGAGCCGTCGCTACCACCACCGCTCAACATACCTCCACATAGAGATACATCTTTTATGCGGTCGTCATCTTTGTAGGTAAATGCTTCGTCACGATTATTCGCGTGTACTATATAACAATCAAGACCCATCATTCACCACCTTCGACTTCATCCACTCAGTCACAATAGCCATAGCCTCGCGTCTCGGAACATCGAAATGTTTTGTAAGTTCTGCGGGTGCTCCATACATATTCACACTACCAGTTTCCTGCATAGCGTCGAGTATCTCGAAATAAAACTTTCGGTCGTATCTAGTTTCAATCTCACCTGTAGTTAAATTAGCCATTGTTACCCCTCCATCCTCGCGATACGTGCAGGGATGACAACTGTCATATTACACTCGTTACAGCATCTGCCGTCTTTAACAGGGAGGGCGTTATGACCACCCTCCCATACTATTTCGCCTTTGCCGTCTCGTAAAGGCTCGATATGTCCTTCGCAAATAGAACATTTGCGGTCATCTAATTTCGTCACATTATTCATAAATTTCTCCTTTCTTATTTATTACTAATTATATTATAGCTAAGAACAAGCTGACTATATACCAGCATACTTACCGCCCAATAGTCTTAGTATCATTAATAGTTATATATTGATATGCACCTTTATTGTAAGCAGGTGCACTCTGCTTTTTGCGAATTTCCGCTAANTCGTTGGCTGCGGCTTCCCCACATGCNAAACAAGTCACATAACCTAAGGACAATCTGCCCTCAGGTANTGTGGCGTTGCATACGTTGCACTTAGAAGTTAGCATGTTCAAAATAGTCATCCATAGTAGAGTGCTGTCCGTCGAAATCACTAANTTCTTCTCGGTCATCGAGCTTCTCAGCACCTGCAATAATTTCTTGAATATTATCAAAAGTGCTCCAGTCAGGACTCAGCGTATCAGTTCTAATTTGGTCGAGCATAATAGCGACTGGTGTAAAGGTGTCACCCTCGACATCATCGTATGTTGCTACGCCTAGAATTAATGCTGGTTTGCCGTTTTCGTATGCACCTGCTAAGACCAACCCGTCAGGGTATTTCTTAATCATTTGCATTTTTTCGTATACTTTTTGAAGTGTAGGTTTACTCATATATTTCTCCTTTCTAATAGTTTGATTAACTTACCCCTATATTATAAAAAAGAACAAAGGGAATGTAACCTAGTAAATCAAAGGTGGATTGTGAGAGTAATATGAATTTACTTTTAAGGAACTCTCACAATCCGATGTGCTGCAGATGCACATTAATCTTTCTTAAATAGTCCGTCCTCCAGTTTACCTGTACGGTCTTTTATTTCGTCCCATGCAGCGTCCATACACTCTTCTAGAGTCATATTACATTGTGCTGCTAAAACTATCAGACATACTACACAATCACCAATACCATCGCGTAGTTCATCAGTATCGTTGTAAGCTAGAGCTCTTGCAGTCTCGCCTACTTCCTCAACAAGTTTTAACATCTGTTTATCAGGTAATGGTGCATGACCGTTTTCACCTAGACCGTCGTAATTATCATTAACTAGACCTCGTTTTTCTGCCCACTCCTCAACCCTACTGATAGAAGCCCAACGTGCTCCAGCACCTCGTCTGAAAGGTAGTTTTGCGGTAGGTCTACCATGACTAATATGTTCGTTTTGGTAGTATTCTGTTTTATTTTGATACTTTAGTTTCATCGTCCCTCACCTCTTGTATGTTTGCTACAACTCCTCTATTTTCCGATAGCTCTTTTAGTGCGTCATCGATATCTTTGCCTGATGGAAACCTATCGAACTTTAATACTATTGTTACTTCGTAAATGGACGACATAACCATCTCCATACTTTGCGTAAATCTTTTTCGATACCTTCTAACATAATTGCTAGTTCTCTTAGTTCTTCTTTCATAGAGTTCCCCTAAATAAATAAAATAATGCTTTTAGTCTCCAATCGGATAAATGACGTAAATGCGGTGGTATTTTACTTCTGTCTATATCACTCATCTTCAACCTTCCTTGCTTTTTCAAGCTCGTCATAAAAATAATTTTCTATAGCATAATCTATGCTTTCCCAACTCACGCCATAATTAGCGTCATGGTCATCTACAACATCGTGTAAAATATCCATACAATTTTCTTTAGTATATTTTAACTTTGGGTAATATTCATCAAGTCGATATTCAACATCTGCTATCGCCCAAATAATCACAACAGAGTTCTCGCTGTTGAAACCGTTGCCGTAATAAAATTTATTCGCCATTAGTTTACCTCCTGTAGGGGTGCACCCCACTCATCGTGAGGCTCTGCGGGTGCAGGGTCTTCGAAATAATCGTCGCACCACAGCTCGAAGAAGTATTCTACGTCGCTACGTTTGATAGATTGAAATGGCTCGTAAACTCGGTGATAGTCGTATATAACTTCGACAACCCAATCGTATGCCGCAAGTATCTCTTCATCGGTCAGCTGTAGCCATCGCGTTAAGCTGTTGATATGCGGTAGAGTTTGCTCTTTTATCTCATTTAGTGTCAGCATTGAACACCTCCTGAGTCGGGATAATGCCAGAAACAGCATTCATCACGTTTCTGTCGTTTTCTGCAATAGCAACTCTGCCTTCTAGTTCTTTTATGCGTTTAGCTAGAAACTCGTTAGCTTCCAGCTGACCTTGCATAAACTCTTGAACTTTTTGCTGAGTTTGTATAATAGTTTCAATAGAGTCAACTATCTTAACTAAGGTTTCTTCTAGGTTTTTCATATATTTCTCCTTTCTTATTAATAAATAGGTGTGTGGCTATTGCGTGATGGTTTCTAGCACTTATTCGCATTTTATCTCAGACCGACCTCTACACGAGGAACCCATAATGGGGACCTTGTTGTGCAGTCAGGATTTACAGAGCTCATTTCTAGCCACACGTGAGAGTCTAGTAGTTTAACGTCACTTCTCGGGATAACTCTCTCGCACCCGATGGCTGACTCAGCGTGGTTGTAGTATTTAACAAGTCTCATTTAACTGACCTCGTGAATTTTGTCAGCACCACACTTGTGCCTGATAGAAGATAACTATAAAAACTCCTATCGGGACTTGTGAAATTGTTCTTGTATAGTTTTAACATAAGTAAATTATATAATACAGCATACGAATATAAACCAGCATTATAATACACGATTAGTGGAACTCCTTGTCGGAACCAACTTCGTGATAGCCCTCATGATGAGGGTCATACCACGATAGTGTTGTTCTAATTAATCCTTCTGTTCCTGGTTTGTATTTATGCCACCAGTCGAGATATTTTCTAGAAATATCAGATAGCATTTCGTTACGCGGTCTATGGTCAAAAGCGAACATTTCTTCAAACTTTTCTAAGTTAGGACGTTTGTTTTCCTCAATAGCTTCATCGATAAACTCTATCATCTCGACATCTCTATCGGTCAACGTATTGAAAAAATCAACCATCCTCGCAGTATCTGCCATTTGCTTTTTAATCGACATCTTTTATCTCCGATATTTCGTGATAACTATCAGCTCCATAATCAGTATATAGAAAAGTTGCAGTAATACCGAAAGATGTTTCGCTGTCACCTTCTTTAGTAATATCAGGTAAACAAACAGCGTCTATTAATTCTATTTCGTCTAGTTGTCTGTCTGACTCTATGTCGAAAACTCGTGTATCGCAAGATTCTTCCGTAACTCTGTAATAATATTTAGCCATCAGTACATCAACCTCTTGATAGTAGTGGCTTCACCTGCATCACGTAATTTATATACGTTCAGACCTTCCCACTTTTCGTTTTGTCTTTCGACTTCGGCTTGTGCAGACTCGAACTTGCTATGTGATGTGTGTAACATCCAGTTCTCACTATTAGGTCTATCTGCGTGTTGGTATAAAACTCTATACCTTAAGACTCGCTCGTCGTGGTATAGATTACCATCAGAGCCTCGATAAACGCCGTCTTCAATTTCTGTATATTTCATAACATTCTCCTTTCTTTAATAGTTATACTTATAGTTTATATACCATAAAAGACAAAGTAAACTACTAAGAGAAACCAAGCAAAAAACAAGGTAAATTTAGCATCATTGTTGTTCATCTTTATCTCCCATCATTTGTTCAATAGCGTCATAAACACCATTTATAAAATCTGTTTCTAATGAATAGTGAAACGATGTGTCCGCTGTTACATGCGGATATATCGCTTTTGCGAGTGTGGTCACATTTGTTGTAAAAGTTGTGCCGTCTTTTTTCTGTATTTCGATTTGCATAGTTTTATCCTATAAATTGGGTGCACAAGTTTCCTCATGCACCCTAGAGTTTACACTTTGGCGAAGTAACCTTCATCAATCAATCTCTTAGCATAGAATCTAAAGATTCTAAGTGGGTCTTGATTAGTAGTCAAAGTGCCTTTCTTCACCGCTAACGCGACTAAGTCTTGTGCAGTAAAACTAGCTATGTCGAGCTCAGTTTTCTTACACTCTACACAAGTGGCAATTAACGCATTCATTTGCGGTGTCTTGCCTTCTGGTGCTTTACCAGTGTACTTGTATAAAGTTCTCGCAGAGCCTTTGCCTGTTTTCATAGGTTTAGGCACAGCGTTCACTTTAGCCTTGCTAAGTGGTTTTGCAGCTACTTTTGTAGTTGCAATAGGTGCTCTCTTTTTAGAGGGCGTAGAAGTTGCAGTTTGCATATCTTTCTCCTTTCTTTTCGTTAATATAATCTACCTTGCGGTAGAACCAGTTTCTAGTATGCCTTTCAGTAATGCGAAAGTAAACCAGTACACGATAAGGTTTTAATGCACCTTACCATCAGAGAAACCAACTAGATTATTTTCCTCTAGATAGTTTTTCCAAAACATTAATATAAGTGATGGGTCATCTACACCCACCAATTCCTGACAACCTTGTGCTATCATGGTATCGGAGATTAATCGAGCCAGTTCATCATTCCCTGACTCGAATAACCTTTCCCAAACCATACCTAAGACTTCAGCATCTATTTTGTATTGTTTAGGGTTTTCCATTAAGCAGCCCTCTGTACAGCAAGTTCTAAGGCTTTGCTCTTACGATTGGCTGCGGCACCGAACCATGCACTATGTAGAGCATTACCTTCGGTTTGCGACTCACGTAAATGGTCTTCTACGTAGGTGACAGCATTTAATGCACCCCACCACGTTCCTTTAGCAGACTTCAAGTTTGCACCTGGACTCTCTTCTAAAGCTTCCATTACTAATGAAGGGAACTTGTTAAGTCTATCCTTCAAAGGCTCTTGTATACCTACAGCTTTGCCTTGGGCACGTAGTTGTTCCTCTAGCTTGTATTCAGCAAGCATCGTTGGCTGATAGATTTCGCTAACGTAGTCAAGAACATCAGAGTGTTTAGCTTTCGCTTTTGACAGTAGAGTAGAGTTGTTTCTGAACTCTGTCATAGCCGATGCAGATAAACCTAATGCTTCTTCTGCAGCTTGTATAACGTCGTCGCCGAACTCTTTTACGTGTGGCATACGGAATGAAGCCGTTCCACCATGCTGTAATGCCATCGTAAGGGTGTTGTTACAAACAACTCTTATAGGCGTTAGCTTAATGGTCATCGACCTACCAACTATATGCGGTTGATTAATAAGAAGATAACCTTTTATAAGGTCGTCTCCCGCCAATTCGAAGTCTTCTGAGATTTTAGCTAAACCCCATATTTCTCCGCCGTCTTTTAAACTACCTGCGGTTTCCATAGTCATATGACCTGCTTCCGTAAAGCGTTTAAAGAACTTGAACACGTCCTCGTTTTGAATAGGGACGTAGTCTCTACCGCAATGAGATAGTATTCTATTATCAGAGTCACGTACGATATGGAAAGTATTTTCCGCTTGGATAAGACCAACGTCATCACTCCACTCTGGTGCGTCTAGCGTATAACTAGGACGCTTACTAACTGTCCAGTCGAGCTGAGCAGCTTTTTGCATTTCTAATGGCGTAAGGTTTGAGTCAACCTCAACTCCTAAGCCGTGCCAAGGTTTGTCACCCGCCCACGCCATTGTTTCTACTTGATGTGCCATATAAATTCTCCTTTCTAAGTTTGTTAATATGGTCGTAGCCCCATGCTACTTATACCATTATATATAGCAGTATTACGAAAGTAAAGCAGTAGTAAGAGCGTCCCAATCGTAGGGTATTGTGAGCGTAAGGAGAGCGTCAGAGCTGTAGCCTGTTTTCACGAGGTCTTTTATTCCTGTGAGACTGTCGACATGGTAGAGTTTGATTTCGTCATTCTTCCTAGCCATGACAAACACCTGACCGCCGTGCGATGCACGTTTAGCCAACCAAGAAATTTGCATTGGTCGTAGAGTGAGTTGATTACCTGAATGTATTTCTTTTAACTCTATCCAGAACTCTTTACCTTTTGCACAACCGTTCACATCAGGAACACCTGCTCCTGTCATTCCTGTTTCAATCCTCTGTAGATGGATATGTGGTAGATTTGTTCTAAGTAGAAGCCAAAGATTCTTTTCTTTAGCCATTTTGTTCTTTTAGTTGTCTAGCCTTCATAGTTGCATAAGCAACATCATGATGTTTGTTATAAGATTTTATAAATTCTTCGAATCCTGCTATGACCCTTCTATTTTCATGTTCAATACAATCGAGCCTATGTTGTTCGTCGCGTAATTCTACAGCTTCCCATATATCATTATCAATAGGGATGTCGTCTAAAATAAAACGACCATCACCCATTACAAATGTTTCGTCTTTTTTGATAGAGCTTTCAACTTTTGATAAACTTCTAGGTCCACCGAGAGAATCAAGTTCTTTATAAATGCCTTTTCTATCTACACAATATTGTTTTACCGTACATTTCTTACTACAGAATTTTTTCTGCTGTCCTACAAGAGGATTATCGCATCCTGGAAGACTGCATCGTAGGTATGTAACTTTGTCTTTTTTAGCCATATAAATAGGGTAAAGGAGAAAAAAGCGAAAGTAAACTAGTACATAGAATAAAAAGCTCCTCAGAAACGTCTTTTAGAGCCTATATCCCAGCTAAGCTAAGCTGGGGCGTTCTAAGAGCTTTTAAGCCTTTCTTAACCTAAACCATTAACTACTAGCCGTTCGTTTAACCTGTGGCGTCTGGTAAAGCCGATTTTTTAGAAAAGCTTAAAAATTTACCGATTACCAATCCCAACCCGTATGAGGTGCAACTTTTTGATTATTTTCGATTAATTTAATCTCACGCTCCTTCAACCACTCATCAAAAGCTATTTTTGTTTGATTGACATCGGAGTAGAGTTGTTTAAATTCTGACCATTTATTACGTGCAACCTGTACACCATAATAGTAATCACCATCACCGAGCTTACAACGTGTAATTATTTGCCACATTCTTTGTTTTGTAACACCGTACTCGTCTCCGAGTTGTTCTAGTGTTGTTTTTGAGTTGTTCCACTTGTCATACATATCTCTGTATCTAATGGAGTTTTCTTTTGCTTTTTGTTGAGAGATACCTTTCATCTTTTTATTTCCTTTGTTTCGCCCCATGACTCGCCTAATTCTTGGTCCACTAGTAGGGGTACAGCAAGTTCAACACAATTCTCCATTATTCTTGTTATAGTGTTCGCTTGTTCTGTGTTCTCTACTGAAATATCAACTTCATCGTGAACTTGTAGGTGAGGAACTATTCCTTCCTCCCAAAGACCTATCATCGCCAACTTAGTCATGTCAGCAGCAGAGCCTTGTATTAGTCTGTTAAGGGCTTTATATGTGTATGACCTTTTGAGGTCGTCGCCGTATTTTTCTTTAGCCTCTTCTAGAGGCAAAGGTAGAGTCCTTTCGTATCTGCTTTCCCACAGATTAAAACGACAATGCCTACCTGCAAATGTTTTTATATAACCGCGTTCCATTGCTACTCTTGCACATTGGTCTTGTAGAGCACGAATAAAAGGAACGTTTTCGTGATACTGTTGAAACAGCTTCTCAGCTTCTACATCATCGATACCTAGTTCATTAATTAGTTTTTCTTTACCCATTCCGTAACTTAATCCTAAATTAATGGTCTTGGCTTGTTTACGTGGTATGTTAGCCATGTCTGCAACTATTTGGTGAAAGTCTGCGTTGTCGTTAGTATATTGAGCAACTGCTTTTTCAGCACCGTTTAAGTTCATCTGACTAGCATAGTGAACAGTAAGTCTTGGCTCTTGTTGAGAGTAATCGAATACACCCCACTGACAACCTTCTTCTGGAATAAACAACGAACGTATCAGATTGCCTATCTCAGGGTCACGTGCAGGAACTTGTTGTAGATTAGGATTACTGTAACTAAACCTACCACTAACTGTTCCTCCTCTATCGTTACGCATAGGATGAGCTTCTGCGTGTATTCTACCGTCAAAAGCGTGTTCCATAATCATCTTATCGATAAACGTAGTTCTCGCTTTATTTAACTTTCTAGCCCTAACAATTAANTGAGGAAGTTCATGCTCATGTCCTTCTAACCAGTCTTTTTGGAAACTAGCCATGCCTTTTGCTGTTCTCGGAAACCATATCTTGTTCTTTTCAAATATGTTTTGTAGAGAAGCATTAGCCCATAAGTTGACATCACTGCCGTACTTCCTTTTTATTTCTACCTGTATCTTTTGTTCTTCAGTAGAGAGCTTTTTACTTACCTGTTCAGCTTTTTCTTCATCAACCCTAACTCCTCTCCATCGCATTTCTAACAGTAGAGGGATTAGCTTAGACTCCATATCTAATATCTTTTGTAGTCCTTGCTCATCTATCTCTACCTTTAGTTTGTTCCAAAGCTTCAATGTTAGAGCAGCGTCTTGTTCGCCATAGGGTCCAACATATTTAGCGTGGAGTTTATACATCTCTGACTTAGGATTAACACCGTAAGCCAAAGCAGCGTCTTGCAATAAAGACTCGTCTTTCTTTTCATCGCAGTAAAAACTGCCAAGATTGTCGAGTGAATAAGAGTATCTGTTTTCGTTGATTAGGGGAGCAGCAACTATTGTATCTAGTATTCTACCTTTTACAATAATCCCTTCTCTCCTTAACCAACCTACATCGTAGAGTGCGTTATGAAATATAACGTCTCGTTTTGTAGAGCTGAGTGTGTTTGTTAACCAACGCAATACCATACCTTCGTCAAGATTACCACCACCCTCGTGACGGATAGGAAAATAACCCTGCCAGTTGTTTGTCGCTATGCCTATACCTACGACATGACCACGACCTGTAGCCCAACCAGGACCACAGGTCAATAAGTGGGGGTCATAAGTTTCTAAATCTACTGCAATAGTTTCTGTCTCAGAAAACTGAGGAAAAACATCTGGAGTAGTCCAAGAGCTTTTAGGTTCAAACAAGGTATGTTGCAAAATCACTAGTCTAAAGTATTGTCTTTAATTTTAGAGACTTTTTTCTTTGCTTTAGCTTTCTTTTTAGGTGCTTTGCCACCTACCCATGCTTCGTTTACATCTGGTGTAGATTTATCATCTGCAACATAATGTCCTTTTTTGTTTCTAGCACGTTTAGGTTTGCCTTTAACCACAGGAGCATCAGCAAACTTATCAAGTTTTACTGTAGCTTCTTTGATAACTTTAGCTTTACTAACTTTAGCTTTGTTAATTTTATTAGGTTTTTCTACAGGCGGTGGTGTGAAAAACTTTACAAATTTAGACCAAAATCCCATATTAATATTCCTCCTCTCTGTCTTCTTCAACAGAGTAATTTACATCTTCAGCTTCTTCTATATTAGAACCTGTATCTGTATTAGCTAATATATATTCTTCTACTAGTAGAAGATATCTACGTAAGTCTCTGATGTCGTCTAGTAGACCTGCCTCGCCTTTGTAGACTTCACCTGCTTCGAAGATATCCCATCCGTGCTTTTGCGACTGATGTTCTATCCTATCGAACTTACGTGCCANCATCATAAAGGCACCTACACCTCCACGACGTCTCCAAGAGTCACCGTACGAAGTCTCAGCTCGTTTAAGAGCTTCTAAATCGTTTTGGGCAACCTCTTTCATATTTTCCCACTTACTCATAGGTTTTCTCCTTCGTCCGCGTTGTTAATTAAAGTCTTGTCTCTTTTGCGGACCCAACCGAGACAAGCCGTTTTCCAATCAATGGCTTTTATGTTTTCTATATATTCGTATGCTAATTTGTAATCTTTATTCTTATAGGCAGTGAAAGCTAACATCATAGGTACAGCAATATCACTAACGCCTGCATTAGCCCAACCATCTGTATAAGAAGGAAAGTCATTTGGATGTATACTAAAGAATCTAGATAAATCCCACTCTAAACTATCAGGCTCGTTGAATAAAGGTAAATGCTTATGTGTGGGCAACATAGTGTCGTATGGATTTAGAATATCTCTATAAGTGTAAATATCTATTTCAATATCTTTTACCTTATCCCAAACAGCGTTTAGATATACATGAAAACTATCACTAACTTGCCTGTATGTTCCGACCTCGACACCCAGTAGAGCAGCAAGGTATTCTTGTAATACTGACATGTGTACTACGTTAGCACCATAAGCACCCCACAACATATCGTTAGACCTATTACAAACAGTCATGTTTAATTTATTTTCTCTAACCTTAAAATAGATATTCGTATTACAAGGCACGTCTTTACCGTTTCTATTAAGGTCTTTATTCGCGTCCCACATCTGCAATACCGCCCTTCTATCTTCAGGGTTTTGTCTCAACATTCTATAGACAATATCTATTTGGTCTTTATGGAAATAACTTTTCCATCGCCAACCGTAAGCCCCCCATAAAGTCTCGCCGTCATCTGAAAAGTCTTCCATAGACTTTACAAAATATGTCAAAGGTTTTAAATCTTTGCGTCCTGCTAACATCCATAAACTTTCTATGTAATGAAAGAAAGGGTTAGCGTCTCTTGGTTTAAGTAAACATACTCTTTCACAAGGTTTACTATAAAC